CTAAAGTGTTGTTGGCATTGGTATGCTTACACTCTAGGACACAAAATTTGTCACCGACATTTGCTATACCATCAAGACTAGCATGACGAAAATTATCTGTAAAATCGTGTTGAACTCTAGTTGATAATAGTTTATGTCCTGTTTCCTGTTCAAACCAATGCTTGTTAAGTTTTTCTGTAACAATGCCGATTTGTACAGGTAACACCCGATCCAAGTTGGCAGGTTCTTGACGCCCTGTCTTCTCTAGCCAGAGTGTGTGCCAATCACCTTCCATAATGCGTATAGCATCTGAACCACCAAGTGTTTTAGGTCGTTCTACTTTTTTCTTTGGTTGCATATTATACTCCTTTCGTATCTATTTTATAGCACTTTTGTACTATGTTTGCAAACTTTTTTGTTTTTAAATATGTATTTTCTATGAACAACATTCCGTGTTCGTATGGTGGTTCATAGATATTTAAAAAGTCTGCAGGTACAGGCAACCTCCTGTACTTGTAAGTCTTTATTAATTCTATTGTGTATTCTTCTATAATACATTGTGGATATTTTGCTAATATGTCTTTATATATTTTTAAACCAAGTTCATTAGGTACATCACACCCAAATGTAGAGGCACACATTTCTATAGCCGTGCCTATATATTTAGGATCTGCGGGTTTCATATAATCTTTGCAATTAAGTAATGTATTATTAAGTCTGTGTAAATTAAGTAATGCTTCTTTTTCTGTAGCTACATACTTATCTACTTTGTTCTCTCTTATTGCTAATAGCAAAGACATTATGTATTCGCTCACGCCGTTCTTGAGTATCTTTGGTGGTTTGAGTTGTATTGGATTGGAATTTCTTGGAACGCAATAGCCAAGATCGGAAAGCGTATTGCCAATCTGATTTAATTGTTCCACCTGCCCGATAATGGTTGACAAAGATTTTAAGTTCTTGTTCATAGTTATACCTTTCTCCAAATTCTTCTGTGATCCAACGCTTTGTATCGTAGCTTGGCTCAAAAGTTTTTGGGATTTGAGATTGATGTACATTGAGAATAAAGTTAAAGCCAAGCACAGTTATCCAATTAAAAAACATAGTGCTGCTTGGTTGTTTTTTACCACATTCCCAAAGCGATACTAACGAATCGGAAACACCTAGTTTTTCTGCAACTTCTTGCGAAGATAATCCTAAGTGTTGCCGTCTTTCTTGTAATTCTTTGACTGCAATTCTATACATATGGACTCATCAATATTTCACATTCGGAATATGATAAGTCATCTGCACAGCTTTGTCTAACTTCAAGGAACTTTGTATTCTTAAACCTTTGTGTTGAAAGCAAGAGTCTTGCATAATAAGGTTTGTGATTGTTATTTATTTTAAATTGTTTGTCAGTAGTATTTACCATTGTTTCCCAACGAACACGATTGATAAGCATTTCACTTGATAATTTTTTGTGTCCGTGATGTACCATATCAGATGCAAACTGTAGGTACAGTTCCCAAACTTTTGGGTTATCTAAATGAAAATCAATGAACTCGCAAGTGTTTGGCGACTTACCAAACTTTAAAGTCTTGCGATCAAATTTTAAGTCAACAATATAATCATTCATTTTGTCCTCCATATTCGCATAGTATTGTCATCTTGTTTTCTAAAAGCACATTTCATTCGTCGTATAGCAAACGCTTGGCGAAGTGATTGTTGTACACTTGAAGAATAAGGTAAAGTAAAGGATTGACCTACTTTCATCTTATCTAAATATTGATATTTTGATTTATCTAATCTTTCCGGTAAAGGTATACCGTCTTCAAATTTAATATCCATAATATACTCCTTTGTTTTAATGGATTAATGGTGGGCACTAGAAGGAAACTGAAAAAATTCTAGTGCCCGTTAGACGTTTTCTCATAAATAGGTACGCCCAAACCTATATCATTGCAAGGAACAACAATTAAACCTTGCATATGATTCTATAAATATTTATCCCAATACTCATTCCACATTTCTAATGTTATAGCATTGTATGTTTCGTCGTGCATATCACTTGCTTTTGCATTTGGAAATAGTGGTGATGATAATATTGTTGGTTTGAATGGTCGTACAGCAAATCTAAATTCTTGTATTGTTTCAGACTCGCCAAGTCTTGCTACGACTTCATCAAAGATTTGATCTTCTCGCATAATATATTCCTTTCGTACTATTATTATACTATTAATATACTACTATGCAACTAGTTCTTGCCATTGTTTAGAACCTAATGTTTTAGATACTTCATCTTCTCTACGTTTACGAATAGCGTGTCCACGCTGTCCATCTGTATGAGTAGACCAGTATGTCATTGCATTGTACAACGCCCATTTAGTTCTACCTAATGTACGTGCTTCTCTATCAAAACCTTCAAGTAATGTTTCTGTTCTTGTTACATTGTAAGGTATAGAATTAGAAGAACGCTTAAATGTTTTGCATAATGTTTGTTCAAGAAATCTCTGAACAGAATGAGGATGTAATTTAGTATGTGCCCATTGTGCATATTCTAAATTAGAATCCATAAAAAAATCAACACCAGATTTTACACGATCCGTAATACTTTGAATGTTAACATTTGTTGTATGTTTGAATCGTAAGGTAGAAGCATTGACAGGTGTTGTGCAACCATTCATACACCACAAGCGTAAGCCATCACATATCGTAGCAAATGCCCACGATTGGTCGTATGAATTAAAGAAGTTGATACGAAACTTTATGATATCATCTTTTTGTGGTTCAATGACAAGGTTGTTGAAGGTAACAGAGCCACGCATTTTAGCACCTGCTTCGTGCACTTGAATTTTAGTTTCATAATCTACAAGACCTGTTTTCTCAACGCCTTGCATAATTTTATCAACCACATCTTTGTGTGCGATAGGTTTATATTTACTGCCGTGAATACCCAGAACCTGACCGGTATCTGTACGTACACACGCTCTAGCCATATCAGTAGGTACTTTGTAATTGTCTTTACCAATTTGGCCTGTCGTGTTTAGTGCTTCAAGTTCCACCATTTCTGTTGGAAACTCGTAGTCTTTTTTTATATCATCTAACATATTTACTCCTTTGTTTATGGTTAGATTAATGTTAAGCTAAAGTTCATACTTTTCCTTTCGTAGTAGTTCAGCTAACCCTTTAGCTTGTTCTTTAAGTATGGTTAGAGAAGTGGTGATGCGTGTCAAATTATCTTGCGATAACTCTTTTGCTTCACAATTATGCAAAGCCACTTCAATAGCACCCGTGCATTTTAATATAGTTCGCATCTCATACTCACACTTAATTAGGTATTGTAGAGTGTAAAGTTCAGAATTCAACTCCCACTCATATTGTTGTTCTAATGCTTCAATCGCCAATAGTTTCCACCTCCTTTTTAATCATTGCTTTTAGTTCTAATAGCCGTGCATAATTAAAACCACAATCATTTGTATCCATTTCTTTAGCACCAATGACGTCTTCCCATTCGTTTACTAAGTCAGCAAGACAGTAAAAAAAATGTTTTTTATTATTGAATGCAGAATTTCTAGTTAGTTTTATTGATAGAGCCATTGGCAATCCTTTCTATATTAGAAACAAAAACTTGTTGGTCAGTTACCGAGTTAACTTGACCACAAATTGCCATTTCTTTTACATCTTCTTCACAATCTGCTTTAACATAAGTTGTTTCAGTAGTTGTAACTATACATCTGTATAAATTTTTATTTTGTAGAGCCATTTGCAATCCTTTCTAGTTTGTCTACAGCTACAGCAATCTCTTTCATATAACCAACATATTCTTCAGAGATCATATTGTTTTCTATTTGCAATAAACAAAGCTGTGTCAAGAACTTCATTTCTTCATAGTGGTGCATAGCCAAACCAAACTTGTTGTGTGATAATTTATCTTTGGCATACAAATTAGATATTTTTTCCTGATATTCATTAGACATCTCTCGGAATGTATTGATCCGATTGATTTCTTTAACGTGTTCTTCACGCACAATAGCTTCATAATGATGTAGGCGTGAATCTTCTTTTAAATACTTAGACATAATATACTCCTTTGTTTTTAAGTCTAATATAGCTATAGCTACATCTCGTTCTGTTAAAGATGTAGCTACAGTTTAAATGTTTTTGTTTTTGTCACCAACGGCAATCTAACCCGAGTAACCCGAAGTATCTCAGTCCGTCTACAAGGTACAAATTCCAAAAACCTTTTGCCAAGCATAGGATTCAAACCTATTTAGTCTTGACACAGTTGCACATTGCTAGTCAGTTTTATAGCAACTAGTCGGGCTATGCAACCATAGTGCAGGACGTTATATGAGGAAGGATTTGTGTGTCCTGCATTATGGTAGCATTTGCCGTGCATAGTGCTATGATAGTGGCTCCCCCCGAAGCCCCTTGGGGCGAGGGGGGAGGTTATTTATTATCGGATATATATTTGATTAATTCAACTCCATATACTGATATGTATGTACAAAAGTATAATAGTGATGTCCAGAATTCAAACTCACTTCTATGCCATCCGTCTATGACGACAACAGAAGAATATAAGAATACGGCAAACAGAATATAATGATAACGAAATTTCATAGTATGCTCCAATCTAAGGTTATGGGG